TTAATTGAATTTACTGGCGTAACCATTAACCTCATTAACATAATTCGGATCCCCCAGGGTAACATTCGAGAGATTTTTAACATCAACCTGATCATCGCCTGAGTTATAAGCACGAAGCGCGGCATCATAAGAACCGAATTTTTGCTTCCCTTCCTGCAACATCAGCGCGGCACACATAATCTGATTTTTTGGATCGCTGATGTTGGCCCCGAGCTTATCAGGATGTTCAGCACGCATCGCGGCGTAAGTATCAGGGTTGATCTGGTTCATTCCGGTATCGGTTTTCCCGTTTCCTGGGTTTGTTGATGTCGCATTCACATCTCCGCCTGATTCCTGCATCGTTTGTGCGATAAGTAACTTCGCCGGAACGCCCGTAGCCTGACTTGCGGCCTGATAATCAGTGCCGAATTTGTCTATCAGCTTTTGGAGGTCAGGATCTGATGTATTCATAGAGGTATCAGTATTCGTCGTACCTGTTGATGCCAGACGAACTGCGGGCGTCTGATTCAGCCCCTGTGAGCTGGTTGGAAGAGTAGGCAGCATTGAGCCAGCATCAGATGAAAGTGAAGGTAAAGGACTGGAAGAAGGCTGGGTTTGTCCTGACGACATTCCGAGCAAGGCTTGAAGCTGTTGTAAGAACTGGATGAAATATTGTTCAATCGTTACCATCATACCTTGTGACTGTGAGGAACCTTGCGACATCGAAGATTGAAGCGATGATGAATTTTGTCCGCTCACGACCGGGTTAAAAGGACTCTGGATTGTCGCATCCCCATAACTCAAAGTTCCCCCTTGTGCGTTTGTTGTCTGAGAAGGGGGTTGATTCATCATTGGCGGTTCAGCTAAACGAAGCTGATTATCGTCGATACCTGAATGCGAATAATCGCTATTGGTTTGTGAAATGTTCATTATGCCTGTCCTTAAAGGTGAGGTAATGCCGCTCGACGCGGCATTTAATAGGTTATGAAAATCGGGTTCCGGTTCCAGAAATCCTCAGGACAGAAACGAAAAGTCGCAGCCAGGGATCGACTTCAGGAAAGCATCAATGAATTCGGCGGCGACTTGCGGGACAATCGCATTCCCATAACCCCGCAATCGTCCCATTCTTTCGGGAACCCCATAAGCCAACGGGAATGTGCTGGGTTCAACTGCCCTAAACTTTCCATCCCGGCAGCTGATCCAGTCAGCATCACTCCAGAAGCTTTTATCCTGATTGCACAACCTTTTAATCCCTGTTCGGTCGAGTAATCCAGTCTGTCGAACGTCCGATCTTTGCCATCCTTGCGGATCACGGTTGCGCCACTCCCTTTCCAGTCGTTCGCGGTAGGCGTTGACCAGCTGGACAGAATCACGATGTCCTGCAAATTGGTCTGATGACGATTGTGTTTCCTCGCCAGCACTTTTCGCCAGTCCGTGTGGCCGTTCACCGAACCATTCTGAGCGCATGGGCTGGGCCATGTCGTAAGCGCCAAAGAACATTCTGTTTCTTTGATGCGGTGCGCCGACGCTACAAGCTGGTAAAACGGCGAACCCGCTGGCGTAACCTTCTTCCTCCAGTTCAATGAGTAAAGAATCTGCCCAGTGATCTTTGGTAATCGCTGCTGCAACTTGCTCCCCAAAGATGAATTGAGGTTTGCACTCTGAGATGAGGTCGAGAAAGGCCGGAGCCAGGTGACGTGAATCGTCTTTCCCTCGTGCTCGTCCAGCCACGCTGAAAGGCTGGCACCGAGGACTTCCCGTCCACAACGGGAAAGTCTTGGGGATGTTGGCGAGATGCAGGGCATATGGCCAGCCGCCGATCCCGCAAAAGAAATGACATTGTGTAAAGCCGGTAAGGTCTGAGGGGCGGATTTCGGTGATTGATCGTTCATCAATATATCCTGGTGGAATTTGTTCCATCGCTATCAACTGGCGCAGCCATGAGGCCGCGCCTGAATCAATGTCGTTGTAGTAGTTCATACAGCCTGGTGAAAGAGGGTGGTTTACAGGGATTTACAGGAACTGAATCGTCATTTTCTTCACTTATTAAACAAACTAAAGAGGAGCCAAAAGTGCGATTTAAAGTGTTGAATCTGACATTGTCTTTTTTTTTATTATTATCACCGAATGCCAAAGCGGATTGTTTCAAAACAGTCGGCGAGAAATTTCATATCGAACCTTTGTTGTTAAGGGCGATTGCAGACAAAGAATCAAATCTTTATAACCATGCGATTAATCATAGCAACAAAAATCATACCGAAGATGTTTGCATGATGGGAATAAACTCAAGTCACTTTCAAGAACTCAAACGATTTGGGATCACGCGACAACGATTATTAAAGGAACCCTGTGTTTGCGTTGCGGCAGGAGCCTGGATATTGAATGGATTTTTCAGGAAATACGGAAGATCCTGGAATACAGTTGGTATGTATAACACAGGGAATAATCCAGGTATTGCCGGAATTCGTATTCGATATGCTAATTCAGTTCATTTTATTTATGAGCGCCTTGAAAAAGAAGAAGGGGTCTGGAAAGACCCCTTCAGTTATTAATTAATTGTTCTCACCACATATCCGGCCCGTTGCGCAGAATCCATAGCCGTTGAAATCCCATTCTGCTGTGAAACAATCCTTCCTTTAAGTGAATAGGACACAGGAACCTCATCATTATCATCAGGATAGTGAAAGAGCACGCTTCCAAGCTGTTCAGTTAAGGATACTGAAGCTGAGTTTGAACCACCTAAAATAAAGTTTGGAGAGGTAAAACCATCTGATTTTTTGGCAGTCTGACTGAAACTTATCGCTTTGATCCTGACATTCTCGCGATCTTTGAGTAATTCATGAATGTCCTCCTGAGTCAGTTTTCTGGCTAACCATTCCTTTTCAATCCTGTCACGAGTCTGCGTGTTGAATTCCAGAGAGACAGAAGCCACAGCGTGAGGATTTTGCCTGAGCTGGTCAATCAGCTCACGCAGCTGGTGATCATTCTCCATCATCGCTTTAATGCGATCAGTGTGAATTGACCTACTGAAACCCACCAGCCCTGAGAGGTATTCACACAAACTGGCATGGTCAAGACGAGATAGATTTTTAAAGGATGATTCATATTCAGCAGCTGCGATCACCTGGTCCTTATTGTCGTATGACTCTTGTTGTCGGACGAGTGATTGTAGAGAGAGTAACGCGGCTTTGGGTCCATTCCCCTTCAGTTCATCAAATCGGGAATGTGGTTCTGTATCCTGATACCATTGGGAAAAATGAGTATTGAGGATTTTCAGTTTCTGAACGCCTGAAAGATTCGGAGTTTCAGGTGATTTGCGTTGCAGATTGATCAGTAACTGAGCTGAAGCGTTATCGGTGAAGTACCGTTCAAGTTTTGCAGCGATAAGATCAATTGCAGGAGTGGTAACTTTTTTCGGATTGGCAAATTCAACCTTAAGTTTATGATGAGTTCGATTGTTAACGGTCGCGTGAAAGTCAGCTGAAGGGTTAATATATCCAGTAAAGTTATTGCTTTCATCACTGCTTAAAATCCTCGGGCCAAACGGTAAGGCGAATTGGGCCGCGACATCAAATCTGTCCATCACTGAAAAGCCTTTATCCGATATGGCTTTGCCTTTGCCAGCGCTCGTGGACATTTTATCCTTACTCATTGAGAGATTCGCGACACTTGCCCCGGCCATAGCGGAGACTCTGGCTCGACCAATCGCCGAATGATGTTGTTCGTGATTGAGATCGAAAGGCAAGGTGATATAAACATGTGCGGCAGCAGCGAGAGAAAGATTAAAATTCCTGGCTGACGAACGTGTTTGTTTGTGGCCTGTTCCACGCCCCATCAGCTCAATCGGGTCGAGTTCGCCTGACATCAGTTGATGAATAAAGGACTGAATTTCATGTTCACCTACGTGAAAACCCATTCGATCAGCCGTACCTTTTCGCGCTGTTATCGATACCATTCCCCCCACCAGCGCAGTTTTTGACATCGGTAAAGTTTCATTGTCATCGAGAAAAATCGGATGCGAATGATCAAAATCGCCCAGGACGTTATCAACTAAACCCAGCTGAACGGCACCGGTTGCTGAGGATGATTTTGAAAAGCTGAGATTAAATCCTGTTTCAGAACGAGAAATATTCATCACATAACCACGCCCAACACGCCCAGTAGCACCAGCACTGACAAATAAAGCGCGGCTGAAATAACTCGATACCGCCGTTGTGATCCCATAGCTTCGGGTAAAGCCCATGCTTTCATTTGTTTCCATCGATCTGAGCGAATCAATCATTTTGTTTTCAAGCCCTTCAGAATCCTCAACATCCATCACTGTTCTCGCTGTGACGTTAACGCCGTGATTCTCTTTACTGAAAGCTTTAACCATTTGCCTGATTGCATCGTAGGTGGACTCCAGGCCAGAGTGATTGCTGAATCCCATATCGGTTATCCCCTTAACAGGGTTCGATTCCCACACCCCAAATCTGAGGTTGGCCGTTTTCTCAATCATTTCATTGATGAACTCAGGACGACGAACGTCCTCTTTCATCGCCGTTTCGATTTCACCCATCAGCCGATGAAACTCACGCAACGTGAGCACATCATGAATCAAGCGTGATTTGATAAGCCCAATATCGTCATGAACATCACGTTGCATTGAAGCCGGCACGGATTCCTTCTGATGGTTCAAGATGATTTTATGCTCAACCATTGAACTGAACAGATTTCCAGCCTCGTTATTCAGCTCAGCCGGAAACATGTTCAGGGAAGAGGAAAGCTGTTGCGTGAGGTTTGTCGAGCGCGAACTTGCTACGTTCAGTAAACCTGATTTTGTCCTTTTTAATGATGGCCGGACGCGTTGTCTGAAATCCTTATCAAGAATCCCATAATGTTGAGCGATGATTTTAGCGTGATGGGTGACGCTGACCGCGAGGAGGTCTGTCAGATCAGAGATGTCTTCCATCAGCTTTAGTTCAGCTCCATTAGTGGCCATCGGTCTCAGTTCCTTCAGGCGCAAAGAGAGCGGCTTAAGGAATTCCTGTTGAACGTCCTGACTGACCTCATTGAGACGTGAAAGTAACTCGGATTGCATTTGATAAACGGGTTTTAGCCCCTCACGGCCACTAAAGCTATGCTGAACACCATAGGCGACATTTTTCAGAGGTCGCGGCCATTCCATCGTCGGACGGAAAACAAAAGAATCGAGACGATCACTGAACTTCGTTTTAAGCTTATGGTGCTTATCCATGTTTAAAAGCTGTGAGTGTGCTTTGACTTTGATTCCTGTCCCAGGAATGGCTTTCGTGTGGTCGTCTCTGGCGAGGTCATTAAAAACAGCATCCATCACAGAAGATACCGGTTTATGTTGCTCAAGTGAGACCCAGCGGTGACTCTCTAATCGCCAGCTGTTACCTGATGCATCCTTAGCAGCAATCTTACCAGGTCCGATTGTATGAAGACTTACCAACTTAACAAGCTTATTATCGGTTCCTGAGGGTGGAAGAAGAGGTATCAAAGGCGAAACCTTTCCGTTCATCCAGCTTTCTTCTGAAAGAGAAAATAGTTCGCCTTTGTCACCTAACAGAAGAAGACTTTTATCACTGGTCATTGCGACAGCTTTAGGTTTGAAATCGGGGATTGCAATTTGTTCGCTCAGCTGGTGGTTTGTCATGACACGATTTGAAAGCTGGGTGTGAAAATTGATACCGCCTTTCGCATTGATCGAGACCACGTTATTTACATCGGCAGCGGCGAAATCTGTAAGGTGATGGTTGGCGTCCATGTCAGGGATCGTGCGATCAACACTCACCGTTTTTTTCAGCTGATGAAGGGCAAAAATATGATCTGAATGGGACTGTTTCTGAGAATGTTCCCGTATTTTCAGCTTTTTGATTTTCCCGTCTTTTAACATCCAAGGCTGACCATCAAGACCGGCATGAAGAACAGACAGCTTGACTCGGTCGGATCGTTCCTCATTCGTCAGTTCCCAGTGCTGAGAGCTTGGATTGTAGAAATAGGGCCGCTTATCAAAGACGGTAATTTTACCCAGCCTTTCAAGATCAATAATGTTATGTAAATCAGGTGTAAAAGGCTGAAGCCCTTTTTGGTTATCAATGATCAGCGAGTCTGAGACATTCCATGCGCTCAGAACCGAAGCATCAAGATTATCAATTTTCACTGTGAGGTAATGTTTTTGATCTTGCGCATCATTCACAATGAAGCGAATCGTGTTTTCTTTCACCTGACCAATATCATCTATCCGAAACCCCGGACCAATGACGCTTGAAATCTGCTGGTTGATGCGCTGGGTCAGGACATTCATCGCTCCTGAATCGAGGTGAAGAACGGGGTCGAAAGCGCTGGGTAAAGGTCCACACTGTAAACCCCCACGATAATCTATGGCCATGACAGTCTTATTCACTATCGCTGTTTTACGGCAGCTGTAGCGAGGTGGCAAAGAGAGTTCAGTTTTCTCAGCAGGGCGACTGACATCCTCTATCCAGAAGATTTTTTGAATTTTATCGTCATCATTGTTTGTCTGAACAAGAGCATGTCCTTCACGGCTGATTGAAAAATGTTCAATCTTATTTTCGAACGTTGGGATTGGAGGGGTAGCGGCTGAATCAGGTGAGAGACAGGCAAGAATTTTTTCATCTTTTACACACCACACCTTATTGTCAGGCTCGGAATAAAGATGAGTGTGACGCTCAGGCGCTGCATTTACTTTGACCCATTTCTGAGATGGAGTATCAAAGCTATATAAAGCTTTCATGTGCAATCGATAGCGACAAGAATTATCCGAGGCTGAATCAGTCAGGAAATCAGTGAGCAGTTTATCAGGGAGTGTAATTTTTTCATGGCCTATTTTGACGAACTCGTTAATGAGAGAAACATCAACAGACTGAGGTTTTTTTTTGTGAAAAAAACCTGAACTCTTTGGTTGTTCCCATTCCTTTTTTTTCTGACTATGAGTGATTCCTATCACGCCTTCATCACCAGACGAAATGGAAATCAATCTTCCTTTTTTGTCTAATAAAATTTGTCGTGTCTGATCATCAGAGCTTAAAGCCAACTGATATGATAAAGAGGGATTTCCAACGGTCTTATTAAGAAGAGAAGTGATAGGTTGGTTTTCATTATTTTCAATGAATTCAATTTTTTGGTTTTTATTGAGCGTTGCTTTGCTGAGTAGAGAAGAGGGTTCTGAAGGAAGAGAGGGGAGCGGTTTATTTTTATTAAAAACGTTTGATGCCGGAGGATTAACTTCAGTAAGAATGGGTTGGCGTTTAACAAACGGATTTCGAAAGCTCGGAAGGTTCATATCAGTTTCCCTTTTATCGTTAGCTTAACCTAAGGTATGTAAACAATAAGGGATATTTGTTCCATATAAGTTAAAATATGGGGTGCTATCTTCTTTAATCTATTAATAATTAAGGTTTTTTAAAATCAGACAGACGCTGATACATAGCGCCTGTCACTGGCTGAAGCATTATAAAGCTTTAAGTTTTTCTGCAAGGGAAGGATCGCCCTCAAGCAGAAGGAGCAGCTTACGAGCTGGTCCTATTGGCTTTCGTGTACCGTTCAGCCATCCATTAGCAAGTGATGGGCTAACACCTAAGCAAACCGCCAGCTGTTCGGCAGTGACGTTTAGGCTTGATTTTATCTTCCAAAGGTCAGGCCGCGTAAAAAGTCTTGTGATCTTTGCCTTTTCTTTTCCCTTTTCAGGAAAGAGAATGGACCCTGAACAGTTTGTTGGATTGATCATATTCATAACAAAATTTTCCAAGTTTAAATGATTACTGAGCCATCTTTTTCAATGGCAACAATGACCAGTTCTAATCCTCCTGGCTGAACAATGGTGAATCCATCACTATGAACAGTCGTGAAACCTTCAAAAGAATAATCGTCGTAGTCTAAGATTAAAAAGCTTTTGACTTGTGCCGTAGTTGATCGTTTAAAATGGACATTAGAATTATAATATCCGACAGTGCCTGACAAAAAGTAATTTTCATTCCAGGCGGTAATTTCTGAATCAGTGATGCCACAACGGAAACGTTCTAATTGACCTGTTTTATTTGTCACGACAATATTATAAATTCCATCAACCATTATCATTCCTTCAGTTCTGAATAATCGGTAAAGGAGATATTCACTGGTAACTCACAGTCTTCATCAAGATTAATGGCATAACCGAAAGGAGCAGTTTCAATTTTTCCTGTAAATCGGAATGATTGAAAATTTCCCAGGAAGGGAGAGCGTTTATTTGAACCCAGTCGTGATACGCCCAGTAACACACAATCATGATGAATTGAGCCATAAACATTGTAAGACAGAGCTTGTCCTAAAAGTTGCCCGTCCCGGACCAATACTCTTATTGAAATGGAGGTTCCATTTAATGCAACCATTGTTAACTTGTAATATCCTTCTTCCATAACAGTGTTCTCTTTTACAAAAGAATCAATCATCCCACCTGTCAAGAAAATAATTTATCAGTCTGAGCGATTTTGAATGAGAAAAAACCGATTAGAGCTATTGTTTAAACTGTGTTATCTGCGATCCTTCCTGATGCGATCTCTTAGTATCAGCTTGTTATTTTCTGAAGCAAATTGTTTCGGGTTGCTCGGATTTATTTTAACCGCCGTTTCCTGAATCAAATACTCTCTTCCATCAAGATAAGGGGGAGGGTACAGTTTGCCGGAACGAACCCAGCGCCTGACCTGTTCAATTGAACGCGGTTTTGGTTGACGTTCATTCCACTCGCGCAAAGTAATATAAGCCTTCATCAATCTAACTCCATGACAAAAAGCGCCAGAACGTCATAGACGGGCGCATGAAAGAAAGAGTGTTATCGGGGTTTCAGAACGAGAAAAACCCCGCCGAAGCGGGGGAAAACAAAATAATAGAGGATGAGACTACCTTTTGTTTTATTTCCTACCCTGGTGAGGAAAACAAAACGTTGCTAAGGTATCGGGCTTATTCGATGCCGCGATTACCGTGAACCATATCGTAAGCGTACTGAATACCAATACCGAACGCGCCTGAATGAGCCTGTGAGATTTCCATAGTTGCCGGATAGGTCTCTTTACGTTCCCAGTCACGCTGAAGTTCCAGCAGGTAGGCAGTTGAGGTGATCGGCACAGCGCCAGACTGAATCATACGATGCATCGCCATCACGTGAGCCTCATGAGACATATCGCCTGAGGCGTCAGCAACTACATAGACTTCAAAACCTTGCTCAAGCAGCCCTTGAACCGGACCGTTCAGGCAAACTGAGGTCCACAGACCCGCGATAACGATACGCTGTTTGCCGGTTGCGTTAATCGCATCGACAAAATTCTGATCTTCAATCGCGTCAGAAGTGGTGCGGTTGATATAGCTCTTCGTGTTCGGGAACACTTTAGAGACCTCAGGGAAAACCGGACCCGCGAAATCACTACGGCTGATTGTAGAAATAATGGTTGGAACATTAAACGCCTTGCCGGTTTCTGCAAGAATTGCAGTGTTAGAACGTAAAGAACCGATGTCGATTGATTTTACGTTAAAAGCCATCTGAGACTGATGATCCAGCAGAACTAAAGCGTGGTTATGCGGGTTCAGAAGGTTCTTAGGTTCAACGGCAACAGCTTTAATATCAGTCATGTGACTTCCTTACTATTAGTGGTTATAAAATTAGGTCTACAAGAATCTTATTTGGAGGTCATCTTGTTGACGGGAAGAACTATAACTAATTTTATTCATCAATGTACTTTCACTTTTGCAAAAACAACTTTGAAAAATAAAGATAGTTTTCGCTCAAATGAACACATTGTTATTTGATCGGCAGGGAGGTGGGCCTAGTGTAAAATAAAGGCAAATTCACATGAAATGATAATAATTGACATGTCCGTATGGTTTAGGGAAATGAGAAGCAAAAAAAAGCCTGAACGGATGGGTTCAGGCGTAAATTCACGACACTTCCTGTTTTATTATTATGGAGAACATCAACAAACGGATTCTAAAGAGGGGGGGGTAAAAGAGATACTTTCAAAAAATCGCCTGGATGATGCGGCATAATTTCAGAATTGAAAGATTTCTTTAGAACCCGCCTGAAGTTTCAAGATACGCCAGGCGGTTTAGAAAACGTGTCAATCTATGCGGAACCATCCTGAAATATTTCGTCTTCATGCTTAGCGATATATTCCGCACAGTGATTAATGAATTCCCTGATCTTTGCGGATTTCCTTACCTCCGGGTGAGCGAGAAACCAAAGTTCTTCCTCAATATCAGGAAAGACCGGACTCAGGCGAACGAGGTCATCATAATGGCGAGAATGCATTACAGGCATCAGACCGATCCCCATACGATTATGAATTGCACTTGCAATACTCAGAACTGAATCCCCCCGATAAACAATCCTCTCTTTGTCTACATTAGCTTCAATCCACTTGTGCGCCCGGAGACGAGAAAGAGAGGGCGTGAAACCCAGCCAGCGATTTACCTTGAGTTGGTCAACGCTGAGGGTTGAGCCTTCCCATTCTGATTTATTGCCATAAATCGCCCATTTTGCGATCCCAACTTTTCGACCGGAAAGATGATCAGGAACCTGGTTTGTAGCTCGAAACGCAATGTCAGCACCGCCTGTTTCCAGATTCACCTCCTCGTTTCCCACGCTCACAAAGAAACTGATTTGCGGGTTTTCGAGAGAGAATGTTGCAATGAGCGGAGTAAGATAATCCTGAAGAAGTGCGTCGTTTGTCGCTATGCGGATTTCACCAACATAACCACGCACCTCCTCAGTGACATTCGTTAGCACGCATTTCAACTGATCTTTCATGCTTTGCGCTAACTGAATCAACTCATTTCCGGCATGAGTTGGTACATACTGAGTTCGGGTCCGCAAGAACAATGGCAAGCCTAACAACTCCTCAAGCGCCCCAAGACGACGAAACAAAGTAGAGTTGTTTATATCCAGAAAAGCTGAGGCGCGAGAGAGGTTCCCGTATTCTCCAATTGCCTGAATGATCTTCAGATCGTCCCATGAGAAACGATTGAGAAGCTTGTTCATTTTTTACCCTCAAAAAGCTCTACTTGATAAAAAGAACAACATGTTCGCTAAAACAAACGGAAAAAAATTACCGATCTAAGCCTTTTTTCAGGAAATTTTCAGATGGTGATTTTAAGACTTCGAAGTATTGTCGCTTGTAAAATTGGCGAGGCAGGTTTGATAAACATCTGTTGCAATAATCATCAAATTAGGTTCATTTTCGATGTGCTGAGAGCAGTAAGAGTAAAACTGATTTAGATCCTTAACTGTCTTCGCACGAGGTGCGGCGTCACAGAAAGAGTCCACCAGCTCAGCAGGTGTGCGCGTCTCTTTATCGATCCACTTCGTTTCAACGACAGGCGTTTGATTGATGACAGCATTGAGATCAGAGGCTGTTTTTGGAACCTCAACAGGCGTAACATCACGTTCGATTTTTGGTCCAATTTCATCAGGCGTATACACGCCCAGGATGACATCAGGCGCAAAGAGGCGCGCCCAATACTTAACAGCAAGGTAAGCGATCTGTTGTTTGGGAGCTGTAATCCAGAGCGGTGAGTTTCGGACCTTGATGAACTCAAGATAGAGAGGTTCACCCCAGGTGATTTCGCTCTCACCTGCCAAAACAGCTCCAACACTGACGCATAGTCCTTTTTCCGCGCTAGCGCTGCGATCGCCAGGTCGATATTTTTCCCACGGACCTTCGTACTTATATTTGAATCGTGAACTCACAGCGTGAGAGCTGGTAACGATTGCGTTAACGAGCTGAGCCTCAAAACAGAGCTGACCATTCACTACGCTCGTCTTTTGCGCCACTGAATAAGGGTTCATGTTCCACTGAACCGCCTGAAGCGCCACAGCAAGACAATCAGCAGGCTTTCCGACAAGATGATTAGGAATCGAAACACGGCTCAAAGCCATTTGCTCAGCGAAAGCCTGAAGTTTCTCAAGTGTCGTCGGCGAAAAAATGGCTGATCGCGTATTCGATGGATCGTGAACAACAACATCATTCATGAAAAATCACTCCGTTTATCCCATTCGGGACGAGAAATTTCCTCTATACCGCCAAAATCATTTGTCTCGATTGCCTTAGCAAAGCGCGTCAGGTCAGAACGAAAGAGGTGAGTTCCGACCTCGACGTCGTAGGGTGTCAGTGAATAGACCCTGACCGGATAGCGACCACACTCAATCGATTCACTTACCACGACGAAAACGAACATAGGTGTTTCACCGTAACTCTGTTTAAACCCCTCACGATAAAAGGCGTCCTGAACGTGATAACGAAACTCAGCGATGTGTCGTGGAAAACGGCTAATCTCGCTCACCTTCTTTACATCAATGATGACCGGCATCGAATTTAAGAACTTATCAGGTCGGCAGCGACACAAAACGCCTGTGTCGTTATCGTTCCAGTACATTGACGCCTCACAATGGCCATCCTGATTCAGTAACCATTTTGCTGAGGGATGCGCAAAGGTTGAATCGCGCATTAGCGAGAGTTTGCGCCAGTTCTCCTGACTGAGAACAGACTTTCCCTGGTTTCGCATATCAGCAAGAAAATGTTGTTCCTCTTTTTTGCCGTCATTGGTTCGACGGTTAAATTCAGGCGAACAGACAAAGCGCGATGAAAACTGATCAGGTTCAAGCAACGCACAATGAAGAGCCGTTCCCATGATCAGAGGTTCTTTTTTTTCATCGTCTTCTGGCGCATCTTTTCGCCACTGATAAACGGCCATACTGATCGCAACATCATCGAGCTGTGATTTACTGATTCCGGCGCCGCGATGGTAGTCCTCATTACTGATAGAAAAATAAACGCCAGGTTCCATCATTCCTCCCTGGCGTCTCTATCAAGAAAAATCCCAATCGCATATTCGCGAGTGACGCGAAAGGTGAGGGCATCCCAAAAAAATTCAGAGACCATTACCTGAAAATCAACGTCACTCATATCAAGCCAGTCATGAGCCTGAGGAGTAAATTCAGAGGGGTTGTAATCTGCGATTGCAGAAAATAAAGGGTTGAAGGATTTTAAGGAATGGAGCCGTTCAACCTCTTTTCGGATAATGTCGAGGTCTTCATTGGTAAGTCGGTTAATGATTGCGTTAATGGTGCGGTTATCATTGAGTGAGAATTGCATGAAAGACCTTCGGCATGAAGCCATTCGAGCATAAGAGAAATAAACTCGAAGTCGCTAAGGCTCTCTGTTTCCATTCTGGCGGGGCCACCAGCACTATTAATATACACTCGGATCTCCTTTCTCTTTCAGCAACGCTATTAACTTATGAAACTGCTTAAGAAAATAGTGATGACATTGGGAATAAGAGAACTGAATGAGAGTCAACATAATCATCTTTTCTCCTGAAAAAGAAAAGGCCCAACTGGGCCTTATAGTTTTTTAGAGTGATGCGCAAAATTTTTTAAACTCCATCGATATTTTATCAACTTCCCCCATCTGATCATAAAGAGTATCAAGCGTACTTTGTACGGCATCGTTCGCAGTATTCAGCCGAATAATAAATTCGTCGATTTTGGGCTTAATGTCTTCAGACAAAACCTTTGAAACTCTGGATTGGTCCTGTCTATCAGCAGCCATCAACATTTCAAGCGCACGTTTTCGAAGATCATTTGAGTCATCTTTTACATTCCCCGAGGTTGCGTTTTTAATCGGTAATTTTTCAGGTTTTGATGCTTGAGGCTCTATGATGTCCTGAATCGAAGAGACAGAGGATGCATTGAGATAATTTTTTTCAGGTTCATCAACAGAGTCATCTACGTCATCAACAACCGCTTTGTCGTCGAACTCGGGGATGGGCAAAACATTCTCCTCAACTGGCATGGTTATTTTCGGCGCTTTGCCGTCCCAATCAAAACCGGGAATAGAAGTGGGTAGCCCAAATTTTTGATGAAAAAAAAAGGTGGTAAGATTTCCACCGTTTAACGGTCTGGCCTGAATGACATTGATACAATCACGTTCGTTCAGATAACGGATCAGAATATCTTTATCTTTACGGCTGAGTGATGCAAAACTTTTGACCTTCTGACTCATTTGGGGAAGACGAACACCATCACTCATTTTCTCTACAAAATTTTTAACCTCAGCAAGGGGTCTCCAAAGTTTATTAGGCAGATTTAAGGCAGGCATCATAACTCCAGTTTATAACCAAGTGATTCGTTATAACGAAACGTTCAAAGGATTCCTTCGTTAGGGAAGGGCTTCGTTAATCCATCTTCCAGCAGACTCGGGAGGTATTAGCACCCCTAACAAAATTCTCACAAAACGGGTGAAAAATTTGAGTTAAGTTTGTTAAGGAAGAGTGAGTAGGAAACACCATTCAAGGAAAAAAAGAATCATAATCTGTGTGATTTTTTTTATGCATTCAGACCTAAGTATTCATTCAGCCATGCTCTTTTCAAGAGAATGCCTGGATGAATACACAGTTCGCACCCTTGCCATTCCTCCTGAACCCGCCGGGCGACCGACGAATGAAGTTGCGCCGTTCAACGCTTTAATTAAATCCTAAGGGATTGGGTAGGTCAACTACTCAGGTCGTTAGTGAGGTTTCAGAATGTGACGACAGTCGCGAAATGGATTAGTTAAAAAATGCACAAAAAAAAGCCTGAAATAGAGATTTCAGGCTTAACATATTGAGTTTGAAGGTTATAAGGTACGTTGCGCGAAAATTATACGCCCTAAGATAGTAAGGTCGTTCATGGGTATTTTTTCTTCAGGATATGAAGCAGCATTGAAGGTTTTCATTGTCAGTTCAGCAGGGCCAGAGCGATAAAGAGTCCGAATACGTTTCCAGTCACTTTGATCAAGAACATAAACCTTACCATCAATAACCTTGTGGTCATTAACATTAACGATAACTTTTGAACCCTCCGGTAACACCGGGTCCATGCTGTCACCCTTAACGACAAAAGCAATCAAATCAGCCTGGGACGCGTCAACGAGAGAGCTTTTCAAGTCTTCGAGATTTATCTCCATTGTTGGGCCTGAATACTCACTAAAAGGAAAGGGCAGTGATGAAAAAGCGCTTTCAATATCAGGGAGAAGAGGGATAACTAACTGATTGTCTTTCTCACGAATAAAGACTGAAGAGCCTTCCGAAATTTTCCTGTTCGCTTGTCCTGACGGGTATGAATTTGATGGCACGCCATCATCAAGATATTGCTCACCATTACCCGTAAGTAACCATTCGGCACGGACTCCAAGCGATTGAGCAATCTCAACAATTCGTTTACTTGATTTAGCATGACCGGAAACAATTTTGTAAACTGTTCCCTGCGTAACTCCAACTCGACGCGCCAATTCCCCTTGTGAGAGTCCTCTCTCAATCAACATGGCCCTTAAGCGGTCAGCAAGTGACATATCAGTTTCACCTCTTTATTTCCAGATGTTGAAAAACAACGACCTGGAGAGTTATCATTTGCATTTCAACGAATACTGAGGTATTTAAAACCAGTGAATGACATCATTCGGTTTGCTATCAAGCAGTATGGCAGCCAAAAGAAACTGGCGGTTGCTTGCGGTGTCACGCAAGGGGCTGTCTGGAAGTGGTTACACGGTTACAACGCGATTTCACCTGAACATGTCAACGCGGTTTCTCGTGCGACAAATGGTCACTTTCAGCCCCACCAGATCCGCCCTGATTTACCCGAACTGTTTCCTCGACCTTAGTGAAACAGTTCAATGCTCTTTAACAATCAGCATCATTTGAAAAGCGATTACTTTCGTATTCGCTCAGATTTCGCGCATTCTAGCGCAAAAAAGTGAATACAGGATGGTGGTTCCTATCCTTATCGGAGGCGATGTCTATTACATAAGCGTCCTTCTGTGAATCTTTTGTAACAAAAGTAAAACCTGAGTAGTTTTCTTATCACAAGAGACCGCTTTCTGTATTCGCACACATACCAATGACAAGAACTAGGAGATTACCCAATGAGAGATACACAGATTCACACGGCTTTAAAGATTGAATCTACTCTCCTAAACGCCATAAACGTTCATGGAACAGAGACAATCGCGAAAGCTATAGGGATCGACCGCTCTCAGATTTCTCGTTGGAAGAAAACGCACATCCCAAAGTTTGCGCGGTTTCTCGCCTTTATTGGGTACGGGGTTGAGGATGATGATTTGAGAAGACTGGCGAAGGAGGTCGCTGAATTGTTGATAAAAGAGATGCGGTCATATCCTGAGGGTTCTGATCGCAAAGAGACAAACTAAACAGCAAAAACATCGATCACACTTTCTTTAAATCTTCAAGAAAATCAGAAGGCTATCTGCCGAAAACCTTCTGTTTCTCTTTACACACTGATCATCTGAATCCACATAAAAAAAGGTTCACCATGCGGAGGCGAACCTTTTAGCTGAATATCAGAGGTGAACATTATGAATCCTGATTCTTCACGCCGGAATTGTACCATCAAAAGTCTCATAAAACGCGCAATTTTAAGCAGTACAAATCATAAGGTTATTTTCTCAAATCAACTTGTGGGAGACGTGTCATGAAGCCACGTTTCACACTCTATGATTTTTCTGACATAACCAAACCACAAGGGAACAAAGTGATAAATCAGAAACAGGGACATTTCTCGCTGTTTCGAAGCCTTTTCTTAAGTGAATGGTCTCACGATCCATTCAAGCTTGCCGTTTGGGTCAGATTGCTTTCTGAGGCCGCATTTCGTCAAAGAACTGTCGAGTTTCGAGGCGTGGCCTGGACCCTGAATCCTGGTGAATTGGTGACGACTTGCAGAATCATCGGATCTCACATCCTTGATTCGAATAAGAAACCGATCAACAAACGGCAAGTTTTACGGATCCTAAAGTTCTTTGAACGCGAAAATATGATCCAATTGAACAGTTATCCATCAGCTTTAGTCGTTTTTATTATCAACTACTGCGATTATCAGACGATCACTTTATCTGAAAAGGAAGGTACACCCACCGGCACACGTCCGGGTATACATGACGGTCCACCCGGCGGTACACCTTCAACATCCGAAAAATGCAGTATTGATGCGGGGTTATGGGTAATTAGTGATAATGCCTTCGGTACACCCAACGGTACTCCTAAAGGTACACCACACGGTACACCTGACAGTTCACAGAACAATACTGATACTAATACTGATCTAAAAAAGATCTCTTCGTCTCGGACAAAAAACATTGGATCCAGGAAAGGATCCCGATCTACCATTCTGGCTGAAAGGGCTGTCAGTTCGCCGTCTGGCAAATTTTGGGGAACATCGGAGGATCTACGTCTTGCCCAATGGATATTTTCGCTTGTCAATGTTATTGACGGTTCAGCAAAAGAACCCAGCTGGGCTTCATGGTCAAATGACATTCGACTTCTGAGGGAATCAAAAAATTGCACGCATAGAATTATCGCCGAAACTTTCAAATGGGCGAATTGTGATGGATTCTGGCAAACGAATGTGTTAAGTCCTTATAAGCTTCGTCGGCATTGGGAGAATATATTTCCTAAAAGTCAGCAAGCGAAACAAAAAACATCAACCACCAGAGATCAAAACGAACTTGATTTTGATAATTCTGACTGGGCTGAAGGACTCACATTATGAAGCAAATCGCGCAAGCCATAAAGAATCGTGATGCGCTGCAACTTTCATTAATTGCACAATCTAAACCTTATAAAAAATCTGAACAGATCCCGAAAAAGGCCATTGAGGTTTTCAACGATTTATTCAAACAGCTCAGGGCAACATTTCCCGCGATGATGTCCATGATCAAAGATCAGGAAATGTTAGATGAATTGCGCCGTCAGTGGGTTAAAGCTATCGCTGAAAATGAAATCTATCATTCTGACCAGATTGAAGCCGGAATGAGAATGGCCAGGAAACATGAAAAACCGTTCCTTCCTTCTCCTGGTGAATTTATCTCATGGTGTAAATCTGAATCAGCAAATCTTTATGGCCTTCCATCGGCATCAGATTTATATGATTTGGTGATGACATTCAGAGGACGTCGATTTCAATTTGCCAAACCTGAGGAATATCCCTGGAAATCTAATGCTGAATATTGGCTTGTAACAGCGGTTAGTTCAAAAATGTCATCTGGTCATCTGACTGTTAACGAAGCGCACAAAGTTTGTGAGCATGAAATAAAAAAGCTCACGAAAAAAATTGATAACGGTTTTTCCATTCCCGAGCCTGTTCCTCAGGTACAAAAAAATGTTATTGCTTCCTCGCCAGAGGTTGCAAAACAACACATCGCTAAAATCAGAGCAATGTTAAAAGCCAGTCACTAACGAAAAGGGGGATTCATTTCCCCTCTATTCCTCTGTACCTTCCAACAAAGTGACCTCTAATGAAATTGAACCTGCTTAATGGGGATTGTCTCGATATTCTGAAAACTATCGATTCTGATTCCATTGACAGTATTGTGACGGATCCTCCCTATGGTCTTAGTAAAACTCCAGATATGTTTGAAGTGCTAAAGCGGTGGTTAGAAGGAGATGATTATTTTCATCGTGGTAATGGTTTCATGGGTAAAGCGTGGGATAGTTTTGTACCTGGTCCCGTTATCTGGAAAGAATGTCTGAGAGTGCTTAAACCTGGTGGACATCTGCTGTCTTTTTTTGGTAGCAGAACCTATGACTTAGGCGTTACCGCTATCAGGCTTGCTGGTTTTGACATTCGTGATCAGATTATGTGGATCTATGGCAGCGGGTTCCCTAAGTCTCTTGATGTCAGCAAATCTATTGATAAATTGGCTGGAGCGCAAAGAAAAGTTATCGGTCAGGAATATAATTTTGGGGTGACAAAATCCAGTGATGGAAAACTTGCTTTTGGTGATTATGCTGGCTCTTGGGATCTGTCATTACCCGCCACTGATGAGGCTATCAAATGGGATGGATGGGGAACGGGTCTGAAACCAGCTCATGAACCAATTTGTATGGCAAGAAAACCTTTCACAGGTAATCTTGTTGATAATGTCCTGAAGCATGATACAGGCGCGATAAACATCAATGCCTGTCGAGTTGAACCAACGAACGATAATGTGAGCGGGCGATGGCCTGCAAATCTATGTCATGATGGAAGCTATGATGTGCTCAGCCTGTTTCCACAAACAAAGTCCAGTAACAAACGATCTGCTGAAGGTCGTGACAAAGTTGTACAGGGTACAACTTGGTTAATGAATAACCATCAAAGCTGCGAATACGATGATTCAGGAAGTGCCGCACGATACTTCTACTGCCCAAAAGCTAGCAAATCAGACAGGAATGAAGGTGTCACATCCGCTTATGTATCTAATGCTGAAATGACTGGCAGGAAAGAGAATTCAGCAGGTCTTGAGAGTCCTCGCGCCGGAGCCGGTCGAAAATCAGGTGGCCTGAATTTTCATCCTACTGTGAAACCAACAGATTTAATGTCATGGCTTTGTAAGTTGGTCACACCTGAGAACGGGACAATTCTCGATCCTTTTATGGGAAGTGGTTCAACTGGGAAGGCAGCTGTCATCAATAACTTTAACTTTGTCGGAATCGAAATCGACAAAGATTATTTTGAAATAGCGCAACAGCGCATACATTTTAAAAATGATTGCTGTAAGGAGGGGTAATGAATATCCCGCCTCAGGGGATCCGTTTAACTAGCCAAAATTTTATTACTGTTTCTGAATCCATTTCTGAAGATCTGCGAAGAGGGCGATCCTTTCGTCTTAGACTTGAACCGTGGTCAGAACGGCGAACATTATCACAAAATGCTTTATTTCACGTCTGGATGAAAGAGCTGAGTGATTACTTAATCAAACGTGGTCGCTCACAATGCTCACCGGAATGGTGCAAAGATGCTATGAAATTCACTTTTCTTGGATTCGAGACCAATACTTATACAGATGTCAAAACGGGCGCTCAGATTGAGAGGGAATCGTTACGAATGACCTCTAAGCTTAGAGCCTCTGAAATGCATCATTTCATGACGCAAGTTCAGAGCTGGTCACTTGATATTGGGTGCTTTCTCAAAGTTCCGGCGACCTCAGAATTTTTTGAGTTATCACGAAAACAAGAGGAATGACAATGTCTGGAGGTGATGAAAAGATTGTAAGTTTTGCTCAGCGATATGACGTGAATCATGACATCAATGAAATGAAGAATTTTGTTGAGGCTGATAAGCCTAATGAGTCCAGGTTCTGCCCTCATACAAGTATCCTCGTTGATGAATTTAACCGGTCAATTCGCTGTCGTCTCTGTGGGCAGGCTATGGACAGTTTTGATTACCTCCTTTCGCTTGCCAAAAAAGAAACCAAGTTGGATTGGGAATTGAGGAGGCTGAGGTCGGAAATCAAAAAATCTCGAGAGAACCTTCAAAACTTACAACGTGAAGAGGTCAATACGCGCGCCAGAGTCAAAACCGCTCAGTTCAGATTAAATGATGTCAATCTTGCTCTTCATGAGGCTGGTGAAACGCTGATAAAGATAAAGGGGTATCATGGATCACGAAAATCAGTTAATGGCAAAGGAGGTTGAGGAAATAATCACCAAATTTCTCAATCAATTCGATAAAGGGACAATAGATGATATTTATACTAATTGCCGGAATGCGATTCCGTTTTTTTTGCTAAAAGATGTCATCTTTCAGATGTTCAAACAACACAAGCTTCGAAGGCGTAGGGGGCTAAAGGACACGACTGAATATCGGCTGACATCTATGTTTCCCGATTTTGGCTGTTCATACCGACCACGTAAGCCTTACTCACCCAAAAAAAAGGATGAAAAGAAAAGTAAAAAAAGACCTGTCACTGAATCCTGTCGCGACAATTCAGTCGTTTATCATTTCGATCAATTGCTAAGGAAAACGAGGTTGTAAAATGAAAAAGTCATGGTTTCAGCATTACCCGATGAATGAAATTGAGGCCAATTCATTGATCAGGGATTATAAAATGCGTGGCGTTTCAGCTGAAAAAACATTGACAGCAGACCCACGATTTTATGTTGTCAGTGCCTTTTTACCTGTTTCGCAATACATCCCGCGCTCAAATAAATCCTATATCAATTCGTTCTGGCAATAATCCGTTCTATTTAAGCCAGTTTAAAAACTGGCTTTTCCTCAGCGTCAATTGTAAACCTTCTAACAGAGAGTTTTATAATGGCGAAACCAAAAGAAAAAAACTGTCCAGTTTGTAATTCCCTTTTTGTTCCCTGGCTTTCGACTCAACACGTTTGCGGAAATTACAAATGCGCTCTCGAATGGAATCGACGACAGGAAGAGCGTTATCAGCACCGCCAGGAAAGAAAAAGACTACGCTCACAAATTCATCCCAAACAAAAAGAGTGGGGCGATTATAATCGCGAGGCCCAAAACGCTTTTAACAGATATATTCGTATTCGTGATGCAGGGTTGCCCTGCCATGCTTGCGGTATACAACTCAACGACAATGACCCTAATAAATCTGGTGAGTTCGTAGATGCCAGCCATTTTCGTTCTCGTGCGAGAGCTGCACAGCTAAGGTTCAATACGTTTAACTGTGTTACGTGTTGCTGGCATTGCAACAGAACACTTTCAGGCAACATTCAAAATTTACGAAAAGGGCTGATTTCCCGCTTTGGTTTATCCATTGTCATCAGGCTCGAATGTGACAATCAGTTTCACCATCATTCGATTTCTTATCTGATTCGGGTTATCGATATATTTACCCGCCGTGCGGATCATCTTCTGAAGCTCAGGGCGAGAAAGGAACAATGATGAATCTTGAAAAAACAGTTCGTTTCCATTTCCCAAAATCCTCACCAATTTCACCTGTGTCTCCTTCAACTGACGAAAACACACTCAGAACTCCTGAGGTAATGGCCGCACTCGGATTTGCTCAGGCTGAAGCCGGATTTGGTATGTCGGCTTTTTTTGGGAAGATGGGGATCAGTCAGAACGATAAGAATAGGGCGGTCACGTTTCTGATGAAAATGACTCGTTCACGTCTCATGAAAGTGCGGATGACACTTGACCTTTCAGGGCGGCAACGAGCCAGAATGATCTACCTGATTTCACTTTTCGCGTATGAGGATTACACTCGTTCCGCTGCATCACCTGAACATCGTTGTAAGAGCTGTAACGGTCGTGGATTCATCCGGGACGTCGAACAGATCGCTGCAACTGGCCAGAGAGTGATGAAAAAATGCAGTCGGTGTAATGGCCTGGGTTTCAAACGTGTGAAAGCCAGCGCATTGTTTAAGGCGCTTAAGGCCATCATTCCTGAGCTTTCACAACCCACGTTTTCACGTCACATAAAACCAATCTTTGAGGAGTTGATTCAGGTGTGTTTTAGTGAAGAAAATCGAGCCAATAACGCCTTAAAAAAAGTTTCCCATCAAAAAAGTTATTAAAGAGTGCGAAAATTACTTTCGTCAACTTGAATGATTGAATAAAACTGCATAAGCTGAGCGCAGAGAGTCAAAAAACCGCCAGATGCTTTCTGATTCAACCTCCTTTGTGTCTGTGGCTCTCTCACACTCCCGGCCTTCCTTTGTGAATCCTGATGGTTGATTCCAGGTGTTCTGCGTTCACTATCAGCTATTGTGGTTCATAACGGGAGGTTGGGGAGACGCGGTCAAAAAGAGGGCGATCAGTCCTGACCGCCCTAAGTAAAGCAAATTGGAATCCATCTTTAGACGCCGATAAAAGCAGTCGGCGACAAAGAGTTTACGTTTGCTCCTTCCGAAAACGTATTAAATTGAGCTATTTCTTATTATTCGCATTAACTGGAAAATTGATTAAATTTCAATCCGGTTCTTTTTTAATCATCTGTTAATTGCAAAAATGCAAGTATCTAGTTCTTCCGTCCTCGTTAGAATTAGCTCACACCCCATCGTTTTTATAATAATTTTAGTGTGAGAAATCCTTATGGAACTGACTAAAAATCAAGAGTTCGCCTTTGCTTCAATTGCATGTATGTCACTGATTTCTTTTACCAATGGTGAACCAACAGAAAGCGAGCTTGAAGAAATATACATCCAGATTCATGAGTGTGAACGTCTTCAAAATGATATTGATTTTTCGCTTGTTGCGCTCGATGAATGTCGTGAGCGATTAGAAATAAACTTTCAAGATGGTCACGATGCAATTCTTGACGATATTCGTGAATTGAAACTTGGTCATGATGAATCCGTTGAAATCATGAACATGACGTTAAATGTTGTTAAGAGTAATAGTGAAATTCCTCCCGAGAAAATTGATGCGTTGAGTGAAATTTGTCAGGCGATGAATCTCTATAGCGACGAATTCAATTTTGCAATTTAA